CTAATCTCATACCTTCATGTAAGATGTTAACTGCTGCATTTATATCTCTATCATGAATTTTCCCACATTGAGGGCAAGTCCAAAATCTATCACTTAACTTTAAATCTTTATTTTTATACCCGCAACATGAACAAGTTTTACTTGAAGGATAATATCTATCAACAAATAATATTTTCCTGTTATACCACCTTGCTTTATATTCTAAAATTCTTTTGAATTCTCCAAAGTTCATTTCACTTATGCTTTCAGCAAGTTTATGGTTTTTCATCATCCCTTTTACATTTAAGTTTTCCATACAAATAACTTGGTTTTCGTTTATCAATGAGTTGGAAATTTGATGTAAATAGTATTGTTTCTTATCGTTTATTTTCTTATATACTTTTGCAAGTTTAATTCTTGTTTTATTCTGGTTATTTGAGCCTTTAACTTTTCTTGATAACTGCCTTTGTAATCTTTTTAATTTGTTATTTTCATTCTTCTTGAAATGTAAGTTATTGAAAACTTCGCCTTCAGATGTAATTACAAAATCTTTTACACCTAAGTCGATACCTATACAACTATCAGTATTTTGTACTCCATTATGAGTTAAATCACCATCAACTAAAATAGATAAGTAATATTCTCCACAAGGTAATTTAGATAAAGTAGCTTGTCGAATATTTGCTTTGTTTTTCTGTAAATATTCAGCATATTTCTTGTTACATCTAAATTTAATATTCTTTATGTTTGCTAAAGAAAGTTTATATGTTGTATAATCATTTATTTTTGAGATTGCATCAATTGGAAATCTACATGACTGTTTATTATTGTGTTTTGATTTAAATTTTGGATAACCTGTATGTCGTTCAAAAAAATTTTTATACGCTGATAACATATCCATTATCGATTGTTTAAGAACTTTTGTATTTTGTTCTTTTAAGTATTCGAAATCTGGGTTATGTAGCAGTTCATGGTGAAACCAATAACTAAGTGAAGTTCTATTTTCAGAAATATGGTATTCTTTATATTGAGCTATGTTACGAGCAAGTGCTTGATTATACACTACACGACAACAGCCTAACAACATATTAATTTGTGTTGTTTGACATGCTGTTGGATATAATCTTATTTTAACTGCTCTTAACATAATTTATTTTATTTTTATCTTTTATATCATAATATTTTTGAAAACTATATATTAATAATATATATTCTTACTACACTTTATAACTTATAAAAATATATAATTTAGTTCAAAATAATAATTTATTGTTTTTAACACGTTGCCTTGTATTATTTGTAATAGTTACAACTTTAGTACTATTATTATTTTTAATATTCATAGTATCTGTTATAAACTATGGGTTATTTGTTAATTTTAATTTACGAGGTGGACAACCTTGACAAAATAAACTATCCCTTGTATTTAATTGCATATATGATTAAATTATTTCTATTTCCTTAAAATTTATCTTTTTCATTTTTGATGGTATTGTATTATCATCAAAAAGTTGAAGTACTATATAAACACCAGAAGTTAACTTCTTCAATATACGGCATGCAATCTTTTCATCATGATATATAAATGCTATAATATCCCTACTTGACTCTAATTTTATATTAAGTTGTTGGTCGAAATATTTTTGTGTTAACTTCGTAGTACGTGCATTATCAAAAATACTTTTTATTTTATTATCTTCTTCAGGCTCGTCATCTTGTTCTAGATTATCTTGTAAATCTTCGTTCATTTCTTCAAGATAATCTATTTCTTTCTCCAGATCTATGCTGTCATCATCATCTTCCCACATATTGGTAAAAAATTATTAATTTTTATTATTTTAGTTTTGTGTACTATTTATTTCTTGTATTTCATAAGAGAAATACTGTTTTTTGTCTACCCTTGATTCATATAAATTTTCATTATTATAATCAATTGTATCTGTTAATGGAGTTCGTATATCTGATGGTGTTGTATTTTTATCTGCTTGTATTACAATAGGAGTAGTAGTTAAATATGCTTTTACTTTATTAATAGGTGCATAATATAATGGCATATCTGCTACAGTAAACCACTTATCCATAAATTTCAAATAATATTGCATTCCCACTCTTGAAAGTGCATACATGCTTGTAGTCCATACCTTTACATTAGGGTGTAATGACCAATATGTATTTTCATTTGCTTTATCAAGTATTTCATTTATATTAGGATCTGTAGTAAATGCACCAAATTGTAATATATCATAATCCTCTGGTATATTATTTAATGTATTCTTTAATAGAGAAAGATCTTTATTAAATTGAATATCATCCTCTAATATAAGAACATTATTATATCCTAATTCATAAGCCTCTTTTATTATACTATAATGATTTCGTGCACAATCATATTCATTAGGTTTTGTAAAACATCTCTTTTCTGAATTATTATTAAATGCATCCATAATAATATTATTATATGGAAATTTACAACCGTAATGAATATTAATAGAAGTTAAATCCAACCCTATATGATTAAACATTTTTTGCATTGCTTTATGTCTAAGTTTATTTTCACATAGGGTTAGCATATAAATAGCATCAAATTTAAGGCTAAATAAATTTTGCATAGCTTTAAAAATTGTGAATATTTCTTATATTTACATTTAAATTTTCAAATTACTTGTAGGTGACATTACCGAACTTACTGGCACTGGTGATGTATTATTAGAATTCTTTACTTCATTAGATGTTTGATTACTTGATGAAAGATTTAAGTAATCTATAATTTCTTGTTTTTGTTTTGGCGTAATTTTGATCTTACCTTTTTCCCACTTAGTATTAATAGAACGAATAGTACGACGTAATTCTCTACCTGCAAGTGAATAACCATTAGTCTCATAGAATTCACGTTTATTAGCATCAATAATAGAATTGATTACATACTCCTTAATCCTATCATTAAGCTTATTTTCCATTTCTTTCTTAAGCTTCTTATTTGCTGCGGCTTGGATAAGATTATCCATTGCATTTTCTTTTAATGTATTATTATCTTCTAATTCAATACCAATAGATGAACCGGGTAATAAAGTATCATTTTGCATATTACTATTTTCTATATTTTTTATAAGTTTATCACTTTCATTTGCATTATTAATAATAGCATTATTTAAATTTTTATCTTTAATTTTAGTTCCAATATTTAATGCAATATTATCTAAATGTATATTAGGTTGATTATCCATTTTTTATTTACAAATTATGTATATTATTATCAAGACTTATAAAACGAGCGCCTTCTGCCTTTTTATTTTCAGGATGTAATTTATTCCACCCTTTTGCTATTCCATTTACTATAACAGATGTAAAATATGCAAAAGGATTATTAGATTTAGTAGGATCAAATCTTTCCCAATACATAACGCAATCCATTAATGCGACAGCCGAACAATCTTCTCTATCCTATGGATCTTTATAATATTTTTTTCTCTAAATATTTTCAACCATTAATGAAAACATTTCTATGATAGCATCATTTAATCTACCAACTTTCTATGCCTCTATAATTTCTTTTAATAGTAAAGGATTTGATACATACTCCCTACCAGTTTTATCCTTTTTAATAGCGGCAATTTTATCTCTTCTTACCATGTAATTAAAACCATAATTCTATTTAATTATAAAGAAAACAATTAAAAATGTCTAAATAGTAAAAAATAATTACATATACTTTTATTTATATCTATTTACTATTGATTGCACTTTAATATTTTCTATACACATTCTTTCTTCATCAGTTAATGATTCTGGGAATGCATAATTAATTTCTACATAATAATCTCCTACTTTATTATCTCGCTTTAATCCTTCACGATATAATTTAATTAATTTTTTATTATGTATACATGAATCCAATTTAATTTTACGTGTAATACCATTAGGGATTTTTACATCATATTCACAACCTAATAATAAATCATAATATGGTATATAAACATGCTCTACTACATCTAAACCTCTTACTTCATATTTAGTTGGATCTATATTATATGATGCCTGTGCAATAAAATCACCATTAGCACCTCTCTTATCTTTTGATTCATTACCTGCATTATTAATAATTACAAATTCCCCGTTCTGAATACCAGGTTTAAATGTAACTTCTGCCGTGCGACTACTTTGTCTAAATCCACTACCTCCGCATGTCATACATTTATTATCTACTACAAACCCTGTACCATTACATTGTGGACATGCCATAACTTCTTGATATACTGCAAATCCTTGACGAGTAGTTTTTATCTTTTGCCCTGTACCATGACAAGATGGACACATATGTTGACCAGTACCTCCAACACCATGACAATTAGGGCAACGAGTACTAATGGTGTATTTAACTTTTTTAGTACAACCGTTAAATAATTCCTCTATAGTAACAGGGATTTTCATTTTAATACTTGAACCCTTTTGAATTTGAGGTTGTTGACGATTTCTAAAGCCACTATTACCACCAAACCCATGCATACCAGAAAACATAGAAAATAAATCATCCATATTATCAAAACCATTACCACCCATTCCTGAACCCATATCATCGACTGTTCCGAATGTATCATATTGTTTTTTCTTATCAGGATCTGATAATATTTGGTATGCTTCATTTATTTCCTTAAACTTTGCTTCACCTTCTTGTTTTTCTTTTTCTGATTTTTTTGCTAACTTATCAGGATGATACTTTAAACATAATTTACGGTATGCAGATTTAATTTTACTCTCATCTGCATCTTTACTTACACCTAATATATCGTAATAATTCTTAGACATTCTATTATACAATTTCTTAAATTTTATTAAAATAAAATATTTCTTCTTATTTATAAAGAAAATAGTGTAGTTTGTTTACTTAATTTAAAAAGTATTCAAACTACACTATAAATTTATAAAATTTTATTTATCACTTTCACTTCACCTCGTCAAAGTCTGCATCCTGAATATCATCAGAGCCTTCATTATTAGAAGTTTCACCTTCTCCTGATGTAGGTTGAGTACCTGTTGCACCAGCAGCATTCTTAAACATCTCATTGAACATATTTGAATCCATGCCTTGTGAACCTTCTGGGGCAGCTTTCTTATAAATCTCCTGAATAATAGGATTAAATGTTTCTTCCAAAGCTTTCTTATTAGTTTCAGCTTCATTAAGATTCTTATCCTTTACAGATTTAAGAACAGCTTCAACCTTTTCATTCAATGAAGTCTTTTGTTCATCTGTGAAATTATCCTTAAGATTTGCATCTTCAATTGAATTCCTTACTTGATATGCATAACCTTCCGCAGCATTCAATGCATCAACATCCTTTCTCTTCTTCTCATCTTCTGCTTTATACTTTTCAGCATCTGCCTTAATCTTATTAATTTCCTCTTCACTCAATGAATTCTGAGAAGTGATTGTAATATGTTGTTCCTTACCTGTACCAAGGTCTTTTGCACTTACCTTCAAAATACCATTAGCATCAATATCAAAGGTAACTTCAATCTGAGG